TAGCCATAGACATCGGTAAGCTTATGATAGGCGACAAAGGTGCTCTTAAAGGAGACAAGCTTGGTAAATACCCCTTGTCTCTTCCTTTTAAGAACAAAGCTACTACTAAGCAGTATCATAAGGTAGGCTCTGACCTGTTAAATATGCTTGAGGACCAAGGCAAGATACGATTAGGTTATCGAGGAGTTAGCCGAAGAGCCGTTATGGATGTAGAGACAGGTAGACCCGGTGGTCCTTGGAAGGACACTCTAAGCAGAGAAGTTCAAATCCTTGATAAAGACATGCTGGCTCTTCAGAGAGCTAACAGAGAGCTTTATGTAGGGAGGAGGATTGGTTTAGTAAGAGAGTCTGATGAGCCATACGCAGTTGTAGGTCATGGGCACTACAGAACCAAGTCAGGGACAGTTACCAGTAATAACATCATTACTCGGAAAGCTAATGCTAACTATGATAAGGTAAACCTAGACCGAGACATCATGGACGAGATAAACCACGCCAACGCTACACAGTGGGAAGTAGACCAAGAGTTTAGTTCTTTTATGTTAGACATGGCAAGGTTCAGAGACCCTAGGGGCAACATCAAGAAGTATGATGAGCTTAACGGGTTCAGACAAATAGTCCTAGACCGTGGTGAGCAAGGGTTAGGTTTAATGGAAACGGTTAAGTGGCACCTTAAAAGAAAGAAGCCATTCAAAAACTCTCATCAGATAGACGGTCGAGGCCGTATTTACGCCAGTGGTTATCTAACGCCTACTGGAGGAGAATTCGTAAGACCATTTCTTAATACTCACAAGAAAGCTAAGATAGGAGAGGCTGGTTGGCTTCAATATCAAGAGCAGGTAGGTTCTTTACTAGGCCCAGCAACCGAGGCACTTACAAACCCCGGAAGATTTGCTATTTTCGAAAGAAACAAAAAGGAATTACTAGAGTTAGGTCGTTTAGTCCAGAGCAATACTCAAAGAGATCGTCGTATACGAGAGGCTTTAGAGCACCCTTTGATGGTTGGAATGGACCCCGTAGAGCATCCTAAGTTAATGAGGTTAGCAGTAGAATACGCTCGAATTCACGACCATGTTGGTGGAGACTTCAGTGACATTAAGAGGATAGGAACGTATGTCACACAGCTACCTGTGGAGATTGACGCTTCTGCTTCTGGTGCTCAAATAATAGCCTTAAGGACTCGTAACAGAGACTTAGGGTTTGAGTCTAACGTAGTGGCTACCTCTAAAAAGAATACACTATATGATACTATCGCTATGGACGCTGTATCTGACCCTAGGTTCCAAAGGATAAACGATTTAGTAGACGATATTACTTGGGAAGACTTGTCTAAAGCAGCTAATGCGCAGAACATGGTTGCCTTCTATGGTGCTGGGCAAACTACTCAGGCTACTAACCTTACCGATAAGTTTGCTTCAGTATTACTGAAGAAAGACAAGCTTGTTGTAGTTAAGAGGAGAACCTCTAGTACTCCTAAAGACGCTTTAGTGTTGAACGATATAAACAAGACTATTGACAGAAACATAGTAGATGCTGAAAAGCTTGGAGCCACTGAAACTGTTAAAGAGCTTCGAGATATTAAGGATGAGATAAACAACCACATTCTTAAAGAAGCACCTATAGGGGAAAAAATGATGAGCATGTCTAAGGACATCCATCCCGAAGTAGAAGATTTTGTTGGCAAACTAACTAACGCTAACTCTAAACTAGTCGGCCCTAACGAATTTAAATTGATCTCCGAAATTATGTCGGACCATATGAAAAGACGAGCACCTATTACTAATGACTTCATCAACTTCTGGAAAGATGCTGCTGAAGAATACATCAAAGATACCGGAGAGGTAGATATACCTTGGGTAACCTTTGATAACAAAACACTCTACCAGAGGTATCGACCCGTGGTCGAAGAACGGATAGAGTTTACTGACCCGGTAACTGGTCGTAAGGTCTACAATGTCTACAAAGATAGCGTGACTGACGGTAAGTTTAAAGGGAAGTCAAGCATCAATGATGCGAGAACAGGTTACGGTGTAAACGGTAACCACTCAAACGATGCTGCAATAGTTCGGAAGTTCCATTTGTGGGGCAAGAAGAACGATGTAAGTACTGCAACCATCCACGATGCTTTCTTCGTAAATGTAGGAGAAGCAGCGGGGGCTAAGAATGCTCTAAGACACCTATACGCTGAAGCGGTAGAGTCCGAAACTATTCTTAAGACACTCAACGCTATGCGTAAGGAGGGTCTCTCTGATGAAGCCTATCAACGGCTACTTAAGAAGGCTGTAGAAGATGGATTGATAGTTAAGGATGGCCTAACGGCTGAAGATATCCTTGCGCCGATTCCTGTCGGCGAGAGTTGGTATGGAATTGGTCCATAAGTCTGTGACTAAAATAAATTAAGTGGTCTGTGACCCGAGGAGAAATAAAATGAGCGATGAAACTATAACCAATAATGAGGTAGTAATGGAAAACAATACAGAAGTAAACCAAGATACATCTGAGTCTAACGATCTTTCATCTCCAGAAGCGAAAGCTATGATGGAGAGTATGGTTGCTGAGCAACTTGCGTCTATGAAAGAGAATATGAATAAGATGTCTAAGCAACGCGATGAAGCTATGAGGAAGGCAGTTGAGCTTGAAGAAGGTGTTAAGGCAGCAAAGCTTGAGAAGCTTGAAGCTGAAGGTAAGACCTCAGAGGCACTTCAGATGAAGCTAGATGAAGCTATTGCTCGTGTTGATGCACTCAGCAAAGTAAACACTACTCTTACTCGTGATCATTCTGTTGATAAGATCCTTGGTGATCTTCAGTTCCGTAACGGTACTGCTAAAGACATGGCAAAGTCACAAATTGTCAATGAGCTTAAGCAAGACTCGGAAGGAGCTTGGATTCATGCTACTGGCGCTGGTCTAGGTGAATTTGTTCAAGCCTTCGCTAAAGACGAAGAAAACGCTTTTCTATTTAAGCCGAAGCAGTCATCAGGTGCTGCAGCTATGCAACAAGTGGGCATGGCTGACGGTTCTTCTTCACAAGGTAAGTCTAACAAGCCCATCACTGAGATGTCCTTTGAAGACTACTTGAAGAACAACCAAGACCCTGTAAACGAAATCGGATTCTAAACTAATACTAATAATCTTTTAAGGAGATTACACAATGGCACTTTCAGACTTTACTTCCGGTGTATCCGGTTCAGAAATGAAGTTCAAGGTTCAGCGATACGTTAACGACTACTCGCATGAGATGTACACTAACGCACGTAAGCTGTCTGGTACAGCAATCGTAGGCGCTGACGCCGAAATTAGCACTACCATCGAAGACTACATTGGTCAAGCTCGTTGGTACAAGCCCTTAATGGCGAACATCAACGTTCCTAGCGTGAACGATGCGACTGACGGTAGCTATACCGAAGTTGACACAGCGTTCTACAAGTACGCTAAGACTGTTCGTACACATGGCGCAAAAGAAGTTAACGTTCAACGCGTTATTTCACAAGAAGACGGTCTTGCTAAGATCGCACGTGACTTTGGTGAGACTAAAGCACAAGACGAGCACAACTCTGTTCTGGAGACCCTGAACGGTGTTGCAGCTTATGAAGTAGGCCGTGGTGGCGGTATCGTTGCATTCAACACTGACTGTGATGACCCCTCAACTGGTTTCTACGTAGACGTAAACGCTCTTGGTGAGTTCGGTGCAGCTGCTACTGGCCCATCTGATGAGCGACGTTTAATCGACCAAAGCAAAGTTGGTGCAATGCGCGGTGAGCGTCTGTTCAAAGCTATGGGAATGGCTTGGAAGGACTATGAAGCTCCCTACTACTACATGATCACTAGCCCAGAGACTCTGGCTGATCTTCGTGGTGCTAACCTAGTAGACGACACTACTATCACCGAAGGAAACCTAGTGTTCAACACTATCTTCCAAGGTAAGTTCCGTCTGCTGCTTAGCCGTGCTACTGGTAGCGACCAGTCATCAAGCATCAACGTAAACGACCAGTCTGCTAAGACTACGTTTATCTGTAAGCCTTCTGCTATGACTCAGAAAGCTTTGGCAGTTCCTATGCCTGTTGAAATGGACCGTGCAGCTGCCCGTCACGGCGGTTCCGGTACTACTGATATTTGGTATCGTTGGGGCTACGTAAACCACCCTATGGGTTACTCTTGGGATGGTTCTGAGGTTCAGTTCGTTCAAACTTCCGGTGTCGGTGGTTTTGATCAAGCTGCTTCTTGGGAGCGTAGCGAAGCTGGTTACCTGAACTTGGGCATCCTTCCTATTCTGCACGCTTAATAGCAGGGAGGTGGGTCATGGCTATACAAATAAATGTAAATAGCTATGTCACCTTGGATGAAGCTAACGCATACTTTATAGACCGTTCGGATAGCGATAAGTGGCACTTCCTTAATAATAACGACAAGGAAGAGTACTTAACAACCGCTACTCGTTATCTGGACGATGCTGTAACTTATGCTGGTGTCGCCGTGTCTACCTCTCAGCCTCTTGCTTGGCCTAGGGCAGGTTCTTTCTTTGATTCTCGTTACGGGAGTGAAGTCTCCTTTGAGGATCCAGACAGGCCTGACAGGTTACAGAAGGCCACATTTGAGATGGCGATGCACTTGATCGAAAACCCCGGTGTCCTTAACTCGGTCACCACCGTAGATGATGTTTCAGTCGGTTCTATTAAACTAAAAAGCATAAGAGGTGCCGCTAGACTACCTCACCTTGTCCGCAAGGCCTTGGGTGATCTAGCTAACTTCGGGTCCACCGCACCGTGGAGGGCTTGGTAATGTCTTTAAGAGCTTTAGTAGAAAACGCTGTAGATTTAGCTTGGGATGTAACTGGTGACTTGAAAACAGAGATGTATTTCAAAGCTGCCAGTGAATCTACTTATGATCCTGTTACGTCAAAGTTAGTAGAGAAGGTAGAGACAACCCCTAAGTTCTTCGGGTTTCTTGAAAAGCTTTCGGATAACTATTTAACAAGCACAGGTGTTGCCCCAGCGGTTGACAGTTGCGCTATTATGGTTAAGAAGAAAGACATACCTAAAAACTACTTTAAGTTTGACTCAATAGTTGTTCATAATGTAGAGCACAAGGTTATCAACTACACAGACGACGGTTACATTATCCGTTTCATAGTATCTACACGATCT